TTATTTTAAAAGCAAAAGAGACGCGGTAATCTCTTTTTCTCCCAAAAAGCAAAGTAATGCTGAGATTATCCCGCACCCACCTTCCAAAAATGTATTCTTATCTTCCTCAATTTTCTCTATACTATTTCCAAGAAATTGATATCGCACATCTTTAAATCCATATTGATTAGTGTCATTATATGCTTCGACAATGTTTCTTATTAATTCAAGGCTTGCATCTTTTAATGCTCCATCTTGCGTTTTATCGTACAATAGCTTAAATATTAATGCAGTTCCTGCGAATCCATGGCATATTATAGGTGATGTGAGTTGCCAGATACTGTTACCGCTTTTTGCTATTTGAGTGATTTCGTTTAAAACCTCTCTGCATTTCATTGGCATATTTAAATATTCATAGGTACGATAAAGTGTATACAAAATTGAAATACTCCCATAGCACCAGCTCATTCTGTGATTATCATCTTTCCAGTAATCTTTTTTTACATAATCATTCACATCCATCATTCCCGGATAGTATACGATTCCCTGTTGTGACTCATACCGCACCTTATCCAATTCATTTAATATAACCCTTATTGCTTCATCAACCCTTGGCTTATTTACTCCATGTTCACCCAATTTGACTAGACTTGCTAGTACGCCCGTAATACCATGTGCCATTCCATAATTGATGTGCCCATCAAGGAATCGTTCGTCACGCTTACTTAGGCGATCATCAGAAGGTACATACCACCCCGGAATCGGATACGCCTTAAATGAACCACAAACTGTAAGATCAACCAAATAACGTGACAATTTATGTGCCAGAGTTATGCTAAAATCATTTGGATACTCCAAAAGGAATTCAACAATTCCAGCGGCTCCCGAAATAACATCGAAATCTTGGGAATGCACAGGCTTACCTTTTTTTAAGAGAGCTTCAATATATTCACCAAGGTGAACATATATTGATTCGTCATATTGCCTCAGAAATTTTTTGTAATACCCTGTATTTTCCGAATAGAAATGTACAATATGACTATAAAATGTATGCCCACTACTATAAGAAAAATTTCTGATTTTTCCGCTGTACATATTCGACCGAAATGTTTCCATACATTTATATACAATTTCATCCCAATCAAAAGAGGTCGGTAACCTGGTGTATGCTTGGCCAATTGTTAGTACATTCGCAATTTCATCTAGATTTTCGCCGTTGCTTAAAAGATTATACATTTTTTCAAAGTATCGTCCCAGGACGTCTTCAACTTGAACTTTTAAATCGGAAGAAGAAAGAAACATATGACCAGATCCTATCTATTTTTTAATTTTTGTATTTGACAACTCAAAATCTTTACCAATAGGTAATTTAACACGAAATCAATAATAAAACGGGGGGAACAGACCTTCTTCGCCTGCTCCCCCCTATTGCCTATAGACAGAAAATTTGATATTTAACCAATTAGCGATCAAAAGTTCTGTCTTTCAGTGTTTATCTCCTACAAGCATTGCCACAATAGCTATGGCATGCGGACAGAGTCTGATCGCAGGTTCCTGTACAGCCCTGACTCGGCGTAGTACACGCATCTGTGCAGCCATCAGTACAGCACTGAGACAAAAGCACAGAAATCGTAAGATCCACACAGATACTCCACGTGGCACATTCCAAACCGGACCTTGCATCTCCTGCATCGTTCACTGTATCGGCGTTCTTCCGGATATCCAAATCAAATTCATCGTATTTAGACATCATAGCACCTCTTTCATCAGCAAAGAATAAAGCTTGCACAACTTAGTCAAACCACTGGTATCACCACCTATATATTTTTTGAGATTAACGGACTCCCACATTTCGATCTTCATTAAGACAATTTTCGTATCAACGCAATGCTAATTGCTATAATCCCTACACTTAACACAATTGTCAAAAAAATACTTATTGGTTCTGACATTACCCTTGCAAAATAAAGTAAAATCGAATTGGTCCCGCCTAACAAATTGAATGAATTAATCGAAACATGCATAAGAATTGGATACAAAATATTTGACGTCAGGTAAACAGTATACGCCATAAGTACTCCATGTAAGAAGTAAACACCTGCGTTCAAAGGATTTAGATGAGCTAGCATCCAAATCAATGACGAAGAAACTATTGCAAATTTCAACGGATAATTGCTAACTAACTCCTTAAAGATAATACCTCTAAAAATGAATTCCTCCATTATTGGCAATAGAAATATAGAATTCACATAGTAAAAAATCTCCCGCATCGAGTAACTCTGTGCTTCTCCTACATCATTTGCAAAAGGGACAATAACGGTAAAAGAAAGTGCCATGCCAATTCCTAATACTATCGACATCGCTATTAACTTTATACCGGTTTTTTCGAAAGTGATATATCTTTTTGAAGCCACGAAAATAAGAACCAATGTTAATATATGAATTAATGCCAATAATCTTTCATCTGTTGTTACTAAAGCGCATAAGGATAAATATATAATATACGCTACACTCACACAAACCCCTTTTATTAAATATTTTTCATTCATTATTTCTTTCTCCATACGGACAAGATTGATATGGCGGAAGATCAAGTCCATTCCTATGGCACTCGAAAAACAGTAATAATCATGTAGTGTATCAAAGTATTAGGAATTGACCGACAACAGCATTTCTTAAAGAATTAACCGCATAGGTAATTCTCTACATCTTTACGGTTATATAATATCATATATTCTTTCAACATTCAAGAGATAATTTTGTTCTTTTGGCCTATTTCATGCTATTATACTGATAAAATTCCTGTGATAGAAAAACTCACAAAATTAGTCGATTTTTGATATCCCAAAATATATTAAATGTAGCAATTACTCCATTTGTGAGTGACGAATGGTCCAATACTCGGACATGTTGGTTGCGATTGAAGAAAAATGTTATCCCTTCACGAGTTCGTTTGAATCCTTCATAAGATCTTGTGCCTTCATTTTGTTCTTTTGATTTGAAGACTTTTGAACTATTGATGAAGGCAGCCGGCAGTTATGCAATAATACTGTTGGACAAATACCAATATGGAGGCTGTTTTAGCGCCCTGAAACTTTTCTCTCATAGGTCAGCAATAGGCCTTTTACTTTAGTTTTACTACACAGTTTTAAGTGTTGAAGCATGTCCCGTTTTCACAGTGGAAACCCGTAGTAATTGAGGTTTCGCATCGGAGCACGGGAAGGCAGCGAAAATTTGCAGACAAGTGGCGCCATCGTACTTGTTAGTTCCACTGCAACCTTTGCTCTCATCAAGACACTTGCCGGCAACAATAAAGTCAACCACATCAAGTCTCACATCTTTCGAATCAATTTTCTCCGGCATCACCTGTTTCTAACCTCTTGACAAGGCCTAAAGTCACAATGTATAAATCCACATCGACGGTAACCTGTCACTTGACTATGTTTTAAACGATCATACTCTAGTATGGCACAATTAATCCCGTATACACAAACGATTTCAAATGAGCAGTCCGCCAATTCTTAATACAAAAATAGCAAATAGTTGCGGCACTCCTCCTTTAAATCTTGTCAACATCCCCCACATGCCAGACCGATATTCTGTGGTTTCGGTTATTCCAGTGAGAGTGTATCTACGCCAATCTCGCAACGGTGGCACAGCAATATAATGGTCGTTGCAGTCTTAGCGTCCTCCTGGTTAGCCCACGGCACAATTTGCTGGCGTTCGTTTGGGGATTTCCCTACATGAAAAATAGCTATTCACAGAAGATATGTCCGGAAACGTATTTATTGACTATTTTACAAAGACAAGACAATTCCTGAGTATTCCTATTCACGATTTGCTATTTTCAAGTCTGCAGTATAAAGTTCATTATAAATGTGGCAATTTTTAAGCAAATAATCATGAGTCTCGAAACCCACAACTTTCCCCTCGTCAATTACCATTACTTTATCTGCATAAAATGGAACATTAGATACTCGATGTGTTATTACTATGCAGATCCGATTTTTTGCAATTTGTTTTATGGCCTTAAAAATATTAATTTCTGAGATCGCATCCAATGCTGCATTAGGTTCATCCAAAATAATCAATTCTGCATCTTTAAACAGAACACGTCCAATTCCCACCTTAATCCATTGTCCTCCAGATAGGTTTTTACCATTTTCAAACCAATTTCCCAGCTGCTGTGTTAGCTCTAAATCCATATTAAGGCCTATGGACTCAATTATTCGCTTCTGCTTGTCACAGTTACTTAAGTTATCAATATCACTTATTCCAATATTTTCCCCAAGAGATAATTCGTATTTAGTGAAATCTTGGAACAAGATTGAAATTTTTTTCCTAAGTTGGTCCTTGTCTATTTGTCTCATTTCTATTCCATTAATCCTTATGCTGCCTTCATAATCATTATAAAGAACAGATAATATTTTTGCTAAGGTCGATTTTCCTGCCCCGTTTTTTCCAACGATTGCAACGATATCGCCTTTACTTAAACTGAAACTCACATCTTTTAGTGCATACCTATTATTGCTATTATATCTATAAGACAAATTTTCAACAGTTATTGTATTTATTTCATCTATATGCTTTTCCATACGTTTTATTTGTTCTTCTTCCGGCATGTCCAAAAACTCAAATATTTGGTTAATGTACAGATTATCGTTGTAAATTGCAGAAATCTGGGCTAATAGCTGCTTAAGCGTTGATTTAATATTACTTGAAACGTTAATATAAGCCACTGAGTCTCCAATCAAAATATTACCTGCGTATGTATCAAAAATAACGATGCAAAACAGTACTCCCATACAAAGTTCATCCAAAATGGAAATCAATAAACTAATTTCGGATGATTTCTTGTAATAAGATTTATCCTGTTTAAAAAAATCGTCATATATCCCCTTAACTTTATGAATAAAATATTCCGCTAAATTATATGTTCTAATTTCCTTAAAAGCTATATCGTTAGTTAACAAATATTGGAAATACCATTTTTTCCTTTCTTCCTCAGTACGATAACGTAGCATCTCGTACCGTTTTTTGTTCAATCTATTTGCAAGAAAAGTACTAAAGCAAGCATTAGGGAGAATAAGAAAAATTGACCACCATTTCCAAGAAAGTATGATGGCGCCCCTATTACCGGTACCAGCACGAAAGACGCGGATACCAGCGATGCTACCGCAGCTGTGGCGGAGGTTTTGAACGGGAAAACATTCTACGCGCGTGGCGCTAAAATGACCGGCACAATGCCCAACAACGGCGAAGTCAACGGTGAAATCAGCACCGTTTCTGGTAAGTACACCATTCCCATGGGCTTTCATGATGGCGCGGGCGGAGTGACTATCGCAGCGACCGAACAGGCCAAGCTGGTGCCCACAAATATCCGCGAGGGCGTTACGGTCCTGGGCGTTAAAGGCTCTATGAGCGGCAGCGAAGGTATGAAGCCGCAGGCCAAGAGCGTTACGCCGACCTTTGAGCAGCAGGTTGTGCTGCCCGACAAAGCGTATAACTGCCTGTCCCAAGTTACTGTGCAGGCGATCCCGGCCACATACGTTGATAATGCGGCTGGCGGCCAGACGTTGACGATCGGAGGCTGAGCATGGCCGTAAACAAGGTTGTTATCAATGATGAAGTTGTCCTCGACCTGACCGGCGATACGGTGCAGGCTGCCGACCTGCCGAAAGGGGTAATTGCCCACAGTGCCACAGGGGCCAAAGTCACCGGAACCACAAACTATGCCGGTTCCAGCAACGCAGGCGGCTCCGCAACGAGCGCCGAAAAACTAAATAACAGCCTGACCATCAAACTGAACGGAACCAGTCAGGGCGCATGGGACGGCAGCAGCGCAAAAACCATTAACATAACGGCAGCCAGCGTTGGCGCGACAAACGTTACGCTCAGAAGGTGGTGACAGTCACATGGGTGTGTATTTAGGCAGCAATGCCGTTGACATGCAGGGCGGCTTTGTGACCGGTGGTGCCAGCGGCGCTGTTTTGCAGAGCAAGACAGTCAGCCCCAGTGAGAGCGCACAGACGATCAAGGCAGACAATGGCTATGACGGTTTGAGCCAGGTTACAGTAAATGCAGTATCGAGAACTTATGTGGGAAGCGGCGTAACGAAAAAGAGTGCTGCGACTTATACACCATCGACCAGTAACCAGACGATTGCCGCAAGCCAGTATTTAAGTGGTGCTCAAACCATTAAAGGTGATGCAAACCTTGTGGCCGGAAACATCAAAAGCGGTGTGAGCATTTTTGGCGTGACAGGAACTTATGCCGGCGGCGGGAGTTCCGGCGGCAGTGGCAATAACAATGTGGAGGCTTATGCCATTACGGACACCAACCCCAGCGTTAGTTTTAGGCGTACTGACGGGGCAATTAAGATTTGGGGCTACGGCACCATGACCAGTTCCGGCGGCTGGGGCCAGCAGACTACGAGCCTGATCGCGTTTGAGGGTGACAAGTACCACAAGAGCGCCATATACGGCGGCCCAAGCAGCACCAATCTGAGCCTAAGCATCAGCAACGGCAAACTCTCCGGCCTGCCGAGTGGACTGACGGCAATCAGCGCGATTGTAACGAGAGGTATATGATTATGGCCACTGATACAAAGCTGGACAGCCTGGTGATCAACTACCTGACGCAAGCCCAGTATAATAATGCTAAGCGTGAAGGAACGCTGAACAGCAACCAGATCTATATGACACCGGCCTCCTCCAGTACCTATACGCTTCCTGCCGCTACCAGTTCAACCCTGGGTGGTGTAAAAATCGGGCGTAACATTACGGAGAATTCTGGCACGATTAGTTTGACAAAGGCGAATGTGACAAATGCTTTGGGGTATACACCGCCAACAACCGACACTAAGTACACACTGCCGACAGGTAATGCTTCGACTTTGGGCGGTGTGAAATTGAGCGATTCGACCAGTTCAGCGAGTTCGACCAATGGTGGTATTGCGGCAACACCGGCGGCGGTGAAGGCGGCCATCGCGGAAGCAAAACTTGCAGCCTGGCCGATTGGCAGCATTTACATGAGCGTAAGCAGTACAAGCCCAGCGTCTTTGTTTGGCGGTACCTGGGAAAGAATTTCTGACTGCTTTTTGCTTGGCGCTTCTAGTAGTTTTCCCGCAGGTGCTACTGGGGGTGAATTCACCCATAAGCTTAAACAAAGCGAGCTACCGAATTATTCGTTGTCTGTGACGAACGGAAGCAACGTAATACGCTCCAAAACCGGAAACACTGCGGATGCGTATGTTCAGACACAATCAAGCGGCTGGGGTATTCCGAACTGGGAATCCAAAACCGTAACAGTCGCCTCCGGCGGTTCCGGGGAAGCCCACAACAACATGCCGCCCTATCTGGCGGTTAATATGTGGAAGAGAACAAAATAAGGAGAATAAAGATGCGGCTGAAAAATGGAGAAGTATGTTTTAGGTGGCCCCTGGCCCAGCACATTATCACCGCCGGCTGGCTCTACAATGATGGCAGCCTGCACCGGGCACTGGATTTCCGCGCGGCGGTGGGCACGCCGGTATACGCCGCAGAGGGTGGCACGGTGGAGACGGCCTACCGCTGGAACGGCAAGCGTACCCAGGGGGATATCAACAGCTACGGCAACATGGTCAAACTGCGCCATGCGGATTACCGCGGTGGCCGGCTGGAGACGCTGTACGCCCATCTGAGCAAACTCTGCGTGGCCCAGGGGGAGACGGTATACGAGGGCCAGCTGATCGGCTACAGCGGCGATACCGGCAACTGCTATGGAGCACACCCGCATTTTGAAGTGCGCTGGAAAGGCCAGCGCACCAACCCGCTGAACTGGCTGGACAACGATTTTAGCACGGCCAGCAGCGCGGTAAAATTGGGCAGCTACAGCAGCGTAAAAAACAACACAAAGGAAGTGAAGCGTATGTATTACGCAATCGATGTGTCGAAACACCAGGGCAGATTTGATTGGCAAGCCGCCTATAACAAGGGCATCCGCCATGCTATGCTGCGCGCCGGGTATGGCCGTTACAGCAGTCAGGTTGACCCGCAGTTTGAGCGCAACGCAGCGGAGTGTGCCCGCCTGGGCATCCAGTATGGCGTGTACTGGTACAGCTACGCCAGTACCCCCGCGGAAGCCCGCCAGGAGGCCCGCTGCTGCCTGGCCGCGATTAAGGGCAAGCATCTGTGCCTGCCGGTGGCGTATGATATCGAGTACGAGCCGTGCATCCTGCGCCTGACCAACGCGCAGCGCACGGCACTTGTACAGGCCTTTTTGTCGGAGATTGAGGCGGCTGGATACTACGGCATCCTGTATGCCAGCTGCGATTTTATCCGCAACCGGCTGGATTGCACCAAGCTGGGAAAATATGATATCTGGGTGGCCCAGTACGGCAGCGCCTGCACCTGCCCGCTGCCGTATGGCATCTGGCAGTATTCCAGCCGCAACGCGCTGGGCATCCCCGGCTACGGCACCAGCCTGGACTGCAACCGGGTCTATAAGGACTATGAGCAGCTGATGATCCAGGCGGGCCTGCAGGGCCACACCGCGCCCACACCGGAGGATACCACCCCCAACAAGCTGGACAAGCAACGGATTACCATTGGCCGTATCTCCAGCGGCGACCGCGCAACCATCCGCGCCCTGTGCGAGGGGCTGGGGCTTATCTCCGCCGGCCTGTACCGCGAAACCTGTGCAGCTGGCAACCAGTGGATGCTGGACGTTGGACCGGTATCCAGCGGCGACGCCTGGTACATCATGCGCAAGTGCGCAGAGCTGCAGCTGATTGATGCAGGGCTGTACAAGGCCGAATATGTGGGGTGATACGGTGAAAAAATTGTTTATCTCCCAACCGATGCGCGGCAGGGAGTATGACGCGATCATGGCCGAGCGCAAGGCGCTGATCGCCGACGCGGCTGTGGCGCTGCGTACCGATGATGTGGAGGTGCTGGACACCTACTTCCAACACCTGGACAAGCCGCCGCTGCAGCTGCTTGCCCGGGCGCTCGAAAAGATGGCGGACGCCGACGCGGTGATTTTTGCGCCGGGCTGGCGGGACGCCCGCGGCTGCCGGGTGGAGCATGTAGTGGCATCTGAGTATGATCTCAAAATCATCCACGGGAAGGAGGTGGTTGTGTGAACGATTTCTGGAAGAACCTTGCGGCGCTGATCAAGGTCAAAACGATTGTCACCATGGTGGTCATTGGCGTTTTTGCTGCCATGGCGCTGACCGGCAAGTTTCAGCCCGACACGGTGATGACTGTGGTGACCATGGTTGTCGCCTTCTATTTCGGTACGCAGATGGAAAAGTGACCCCTGATAAGATCATCTTTCGCCCCTTAGAAAGGATGATCTTATGCAAAGTTTTCTCGGCTGGATTGGCGGAAAAAGCGCCCTGCGCAACGCAATTCTAAACCGTTTTCCGGATAAGGTTGGTCGTTATATTGAGGTTTTCGGCGGAGCCGGATGGGTGCTCTTTGGCCGTGATCCGGTGCCCGGCCAAATGGAGGTATTCAATGATGCTGACGGTGAACTGATCAATATTTACCGCTGCGTCAAATACCATCCGGAAGCCCTTCAAAAAGAGCTGGATGGGCTGCCTGATTCGCGGGAGGTCTTCTTCGACTATGCCGCACAAGAACATATTCGAGGAATGACAGACATCCAACGTGCGGCCCGCAGCCTGTATCTGATCAAGATTTCGTTTGGTTCTGACCGGAAGACCTTCGCAACGGCACCAAAGATAGCAAGCAACATTTCTGCATCTTTTTCAGTAGTGCAGGAGAGGCTGCGGAAGGTTATCATTGAGAATTTGGACTTCGAACACTTGATCCATACTTACGACCGCCCGGATGCACTGTTTTACTGTGATCCTCCATATATCGGCACGGAATCCTATTACCGGGCGCCATTTACCACGGATGATCACGTCAGACTGGCCAATGTGCTCCACAACATCAAAGGCCGCTTTCTGCTGTCTTACAATGATTGTCCGTTGGTCCATGATCTGTATGGAGATTGCCAGATCGAACCTCTCACAAGGCTCAATCAGTTGCCAGCGGCGGGGCCGACCGAGTACAAAGAGTTACTGGTTTGTAACTATTTATAA